AATGTAAAAAGAGAGAGTGGATGTGCACTTGTTGGAAAATATTAAGGAGATAAAATATGCCAAAAGACGCTTGTTATCATAAAGTAAAAGCTAGATATAAGGTTTTTCCATCAGCTTATGCTTCTGGAGCCATCGCAAAGTGTAGAAAAGTTGGTGCTGCAAATTATGGTACTGGTGGTAAAAAGAAAAAGTCTACTGTAAAAAAAGCTAGTAACGGTGGTTATATGAAAGCAAAACGACCAACTAAAGTTAAAAATATAGCTAGAGGTTGTGGTGCTATAATGTCTAATAGAAGAAAGAAAACAAGAAAAACATAATGGCTGTTCGAAAAACAAAAGCAGGATTAGCACTTAAGCGTTGGTTTAAAGAAGATTGGAAAGATGTTAGGACTGGCAAAAAGTGTGGTAGAAAAAAAGGTGAAAAAAGAGGTACGCCTTATTGTAGACCAAGTAAGCGTATTTCTTCTAAAACACCAAAAACAACAAAAGAGATGACATCTGCAGAAAAAAGAAGTAGAATAAGACAAAAGGTAAAATTAGGACAACCAAGTAAGGGTAAACCAAGAAACGTAAAACCATTAAGAAGAAAAAGGAGAAAAGCATGAACAAAGAAGATATACAATCTGATGCTCTTAAAATAGCAAAGTTAAGAGAGACAGGAAAATTAACTCAAAAAGATATAGATGCAGCAAAAAACACCATTAAGCAAGTTAATACTAAAAAAGTATCAAAGAAAAAAGGTGGTGGTCTTGCAAGTGCAATCAATAGAGTAAAAAGACAGCAAGGCGTACAAGGTATGAAAAGAGGTGGCTTATCAGGAGGTAATCCAAGTGGAGCCCCTAAAAGAATGGTTCCAGATCCAGCAATAAGTGTAGTAAATCCAGGAAAAAATGTTGATGTAACACTTATGGCAAAAGGTGGTTATATGGATGAAGAAGTCGAAAAGATGATGATGGGTGGCTACATGGCGTATAAGGATGATAAGTAATGGCTACTTCTGGTTCTACAGATTTTGAACTTGCTGTTGATGATTATATCGAAGAAGCTTTTGAACGCTGTGGTTTAGAAGTTAGAACAGGTTATGATCTTAGAACTGCTAAAAGATCGTTAAATCTTTTATTTGCAGATTGGGCAAATCGTGGTTTAAATCGATGGACAATAGTACAATCTACGGTTACACTTTCACAAGGAACTGTAGAATATACTTTAGATGCAGATACAATAGACATTCTTTCTGCAGTTATAAGAGAAAATGCTGGTGCTACTAATCAACAAGACACTACTGTAAATCGTATAGGACGTGATACATATTTAAATTTATCTAGTAAATTATCACAATCTAAGCCAACTCAGTATTATATTGATAGACAAATTACACCTAAAATAAGAGTGTTTCCTTCTCCTAATACTACTTACACTCTTGTAATTGATAGGCTTACTCGTATAGAGGATGCAGATAGTGCTTCTAATACTGTAGACGTTCCTTTTCGTTTTTACCCATGTCTTGCTGCAGGATTAGCTTATTATATTTCTATTAAAAAAGCACCAGATAGAATACAAATATTAAAAAGTATTTATGAAGAAGAGTTTGATAGAGCTGCATCAGAAGATAGAGATAGAACAAGTTTAAAAATTTTACCTTATGAAAGATATCTTTAATGAGTTTCGCAAGAGGAAAATTTGCATTTTTTATATCAGATCGAAGTGGTATGAAGTTTCCCTATAGAGAAAGAATAAAGGAATGGAATGGCTCTATTGTACATAAATCAGAATATGAAGAAAAACACCCACAACTTGATCCTCATCGTTCAGTAGTCGATGCTGAAGCTTTACGAGATGCACGACCAGATACTAAAGTTGTTAATGCAGTAGAAAATTTATTAGGTTTAAATTCTTTTATTACATCTTCAAGTGGTTCTGCAGTGCTAACTGTTATTGAACCTAACCACGGAAGGTCTACAAGTGATACTGTTCGATTTAGAAAAGTATTAGGGTTTGATGGTTTTTCTACTAATATCTTGACACAAGCATCAGGATATACTATAACCAAAGTTGATGATAATTCTTATACATTTACAGCAAGCAGTGGCACTGCTACGATAGGAAATGTAAGAGGGGGTGGTAGTGATTCTACTGCTGGACCTGTAACGCTAGGGGCATAGATGAGTTTTACATATACACAACTAAAGACAGCGATACAAGATTATACCGACAATAGTGAAACAACCTTTGTAAACAATTTAGATAATTTTATAAAAGGTTGTGAGGAAAAAATACTAAAATCTGTAGATTTAGAATTTTTTAGAAAAAACGTAACTTCTACATTAACTAGCAGTGATAAATTTCTTACCGTTCCCTCTGACTATTTAGCATCTTTTTCTCTACAAATTACCACATCTAGCTCTGAAACATTTTTATTACAAAAAGATGTAAATTTTATACAAGAAGCTTATCCACCCTCTGCCTCCACTGGTTTGCCAAAATATTACGCAGTTTTCGATATAAATAATTTTATTCTAGCCCCCACACCTAACAGTAATTATACGATAGAATTACATTATTTTTATAGACCAACCTCAATTACAGCCTCTGGCGACGGAACATCTTGGTTAGGGACAAACGCTCCTTTCGCATTACTCTATGGTTCTCTTATAGAAGCATATAGTTTTATGAAAGGAGAACCAGATGTGCTGTCAAATTATAATGGTTTGTTTACACAGTATTTAGATAGATTAAAAGATTTGGGTGAAGCAAGAGAAAATACAGATGGATATAGAGTTGGTCTACCATCGAGACCGAGAACATAGGAGTAGAAAATGGCAACAGCAAATGCAGCAACCACCTTTTTAGAAAATAGACTTTTAAGTTTTATTTTTAAAAATAATGCAGCATCGTTCAGTTCACCAGGAGATAGTATATATGTAGGACTAGCGACAGCAGTATCTAATTTTAATGATTCAACTGGAGAGTCTGGTGATCCAACAATAACAGAAGCAACTTTTACAAATTATGCAAGACAACAAGTCGCAGCTTCTGCATGGACATTGACAGCAGAATCGGCTGATACACAAACTTGCAAAAACACCAATAATATTGAATTTCCAGCATCTGGTGGCACAAATAATACAATCACACATGTTTTTATAACTACTGCTGCAACTGGTAGTTTAGATGTTGTAGGGTCTGGTGGTAATGTTTTATTTATAGGTGCGTTAGATGCAAGTAAGGCAATAGCAAGTGGTGATATATTTAGAATAAATGCAACTAACTTAACTATAGAGCTTAAATAATGGCATTAGTATTAAACGATAGAGTAAAAGAAACCACAACTACAACTGGCACTGGTACATTTACTTTAGCTGGAGCTGTCACTGGATTTGAAACTTTTGGTACTGGTGTTGGTAATTCTAACACAACATATTATGCAGTAACATTACCAGGATCAGCAGAGTTTGAAGTTGGTCTAGGTACATTAAGTAGTGATTCTTCTACACTTGCAAGAACCACAGTTATTAGTAGTTCAAATAGTGATAATGCAGTAAATTTTAGTGCAGGAACTAAAACTATATTTTGTACATTACCAGCGTCGAAAACTGTGTTTTTAGATGCAAGTGGTAATACAACACTGGGTGCAGATTTATCTGTGGGTGATGATCTTACAGTTAATGGTGGTGTGATAGAATTAAAAAACACTGGTGCACAGTCAGAATTAAGAATGTATTGTGAAAGTGCTAACGCACACTATGCGGCTCTAAAAGCACCTGCTCACTCTGATTTTGCAGGTAATACAACATTAACTTTACCTGCTACAACAGATGTTATTGTAGGCAGAGCCACAACAGACACATTAACAAACAAAACATTAACAACTCCAACTATTACAACACCAGTTGTAAATGCTGGAATACAATTAAAGAATGGTGCAACAAGTGCAGGCTTTGCAGAGTTTTTTGAAGATAGTGATAATGGTACAAACAAAGTAACTTTAATAGGACCAGCTTCCACGGCAGATGTTACAGTTACATTACCTGCTTCTGCTGGAACTGTAGCTCTAACATCTGATATTCCCAGTTCTGGTATATCAAGTGGTAATGTAGCCACATTCACATCTGGAGTTGCAGATAACGATTTTTTAAGAGTTGATGGAACATCTGTTGAAGGTAGATCTGCAAGTGAGGTTCTGTCTGATATAGGAGGTCAAGCCTCTTTAACATTTGGCATATCAAACACAAATGCAGTTAAAATAGATAGTGCAAGTGTAGCAGATGATGAGTTTGCGAGATTTACTGCAAATGGATTAGAAAGCAGAAGTGCTTCAGAAGTTAGATCAGACATAGGGTTAGGAACAGCAGCAACTCTTGCAGTTGGCATATCAAATACAAATGTAGCACAGTTTGGTTCTGGTGTAGCCGATAATGACTTCTTACGAGTTGATGGAACAACAATAGAGGGTAGAAGTGCAAGTGAACTTGCCAGTGATATTGGTGCTGCAACAACAGCAGATATAATAAGTTTATCGATAGCGTTAGGATAATGATATGGCAAATACATTTAAGTTAGC